ACTCGCCACATCGCTCGCGACGGCCCCGCGTTCGCTCGAGCTGACAGAGCGGCGGTGAACTGCGTCGTCGTGTTTTTGCCGGCCATATCGTAGATTGCGCCGCCGGCGTCGGCGAGCTGTAGCTTGAGGAGCGGCCACTCCTCTTTGGTGCGATCCTTCCGGCCGCCGTACTTGACGTCGACCTTCCGGCTCTTGCGGGTGTACGCGGTGCGGCCTCGAGCCATACCGGACAGGGGAGGCTCGGAGGGGAGGTTCGCTTGCATCGCCGACTGCATCGGCCGCGCCGCTTGCTTGATTTCTCGGACGGCCGCAAAAAATACTGCCTTGTCGAGCTCGCGGAGCTCGGCGAGTGTTTCGCGTACGCCGTAAACGCTGACGTCTGCCACGGTTCCTCCCTTCTACTTGACTTTGTTGGCTCGCTCCTCGAGGACGTCGAGCATCGTGGCGAGCCACGCCCCGTCGAGCTCGAGGAGCTCTCTTGGGCTGATCGACGTTTCGACGGCGAGCTCGGCGATCATTCGGACGAGGCTCCCTCGGGGAGCCCGGTAGGGTCATCGACGATCGGCTCCACGTCGAGGAGCTCGTCGAGCCAATCGTCGAACGATGCGCTCGTCGAGCCCTCGTCGGTGAGCTGCCGCCACGCGAGCCACGACATATCGCTCATCCCGATCCCTTGAGCGAGCTCGCTGATCTTCCGGCCGTGCTTGAGCTCCCACCCGACGATTGCTTTCGGTCGGATCGTGACCTCGGTCGCGCCGCTCGTTGTCTTGATGCCCATTTTCAGTTGCATCGCGTCTCCCTTTCGGTTCGGTTACTTGCTTGCGGCCTTTGTGACGACGGCGGCCTGATCGGGCATCCCGTCGAGGCCGAGCTCGACCGAGCACTCGACGATGTTGCCGGCGGTGGCGGGGAGCCCCGGCCGTACGGCGATCGCTGTGCCGGTGTAGGTGCTGTTGCCGGCGGTCGCGACGTACGCGATCTGCTGACCGCGAGCGGCCCACAGCGAGTCATAAAGGCTGTCGGTTTCGCCGGAGTCATACGCGAACGTGATGTTTAGCGAGCCGCTCTCGGAGCCTCCGGCGGCGCGAGGGCCGCTGAGGACGTTGTACGTCAGCGTCTCGGTGTCGTAGCTGAGCTCGAATGAGGCGACGACGTCGTCGAATACTGTGCCGCCGACGGTGATCGAGCAGTCGTATCCGGTGATGAGGGGTGCGGGTGCCATTTCTAATCTCTCCTAACGTGAGCGTGGATGTTTAGGTCGCTCGCGAGGAGGTCGCCTTGCGAGCTAGTCGAGTCGACGCGGGGAGCGTCGACCGAGGTGATGAGGACGCCGCTCGGCGTCGCGAGGATGATTTCGTCGATCAAATCCTCGAGCTGTTGTAACGCGACCGAGGGGTCGATGAGGCTGACGTACGCGGTGACGGTGAGCTCGACTTTCGCGTGATATTTCCCGACGCGATTCGGCTCGATCCACGCGCTCGCGGGGAGGACGGTGACGATCGGCGGGATAACGGTCGGCGGGGTGAACGTGTAGGCGTCGATCCCTGCGAGCTGATACAGGTCGACGAGGTGCGCTCGAGCTCCGGTGAGGACGTTCACGCGACGTCGCTCGCGGTGTTCATCCACGGCCCGACGAGGCCGCTCACGCGGGACAACAGCGATTGCCCCATCCGGTACGGCCCCGGCGTCCCGTCGATGCCGACGCTCTGCCCTCCGGCCGCTGTGCGGTTCTGCCATACGTCGATCGCGATGACGACGCCGGCCTCCCGTACCGGCGACGGGATGCCCTCGTCGAGAGCTCCCGCCGCCAAGTACGGACCGAGGAGCTGATCGGCGATATCTGCGACGTCATCGAGGGTCGACGTCGAGGACGGTAAGCCAAGCGCGGAAGCTACGTCCTGCCCTGTAACGATCGCCATTTCACTCCTCTCACGGGGGCGGGAGGCCGGCCGGTGAGAGCCGGCCCCCCTTTAGTCGAGCTCGAGGGAGACGCCTGCGAGCTCGAGTCGCGGTTACTTGCTCGAGCGGGATGCGGCCGGGGTGACGGTGACGAACGCATCGCCCATCGTCACGAGCTGCGCGAAATACCCGTAGTAGGCGACGTCAACGCTGAGGTTGGTCACGTTGGTCGCCTGCAGCTGTCCTCCGACGTTTTCGTACGTCTCGAGGTAGCGGCGAGAGCCGACGATGAGCGAGCCCTCGCTGAGCTTGTTACTCACGACGAGGGACAAGCCGGCGGGGTTCATCGCCCACGAGTCGGCGCGGCCCGTGCCCGGTGCGTTAGTCGCGCCGAGGGTCGGGAACAGCGGCCGGCCGGTCGAGTCGACGAGGCCGCCGAGCATCGCCCACTGATCGGGAGCGGCGTAGACCGTGTCGGCGAGCTGCCCGGTCGCGTCGGATACGGCAGCGGAGGCGGCGTAAATCGCGGCCACTTCCGAGCCGGCGACCATCGTCGCGGCTCCGGTAGCTCCGGCCTCGAGCGCGGCGCAGGTGGCCGCCTCGGTTGCCTCGGCGTAGTTGCGAGCGAGGTCGCTCGTGATAATCGTCATCAGAGCCGGATCGGTGAAATCACGCGACTGAAAAGACAACTGAACGACGCCGCCGTAGGTGTCTTTCGTGACGGTGATCGGGTCAATCTTCATCAGCTGCGAGGCGAGCTCGCTGATCTCGGTCGCTTGCTTACCAACGGTCGTGTGCTGAGACACCATCGGCCGAATGAAAGACGCGCCGGCTGACGGCATCGGGAGACGCCGGGAGCTGTTCACGACGGGGCGGCCCATCGAGGCATCGGAAATCAGGTCGCCGACGATCGGCTCGGGCACGATGCCGGGGACGCTCGCGAGCTTGTCTTGAGCGACAGCGGCCTCGATGCGACGCGAGGCGTCACGGTCGCCACGCATCGCGGCGACGTAGGTGCTGAGGTAGTCGCCGGCTCCGCTGAACTCGACGCGAGGCCGAGCGGTGACGACGGGGGTGATGTGTGACGCCTCGACCTCGGTGGCCGGAGCGTCCTCGACGATGTTCTCGTCCATAGGGTCGTTCTCCTCTTGGGTTTCGGCCTCGTCTTGGGGTGAGGCGTCGGATGCCGCTACGCGATCAACGCGAGCGGAGTCGATAGCCGGCGAATGGACGAGGCTTACCTCGTCGAGCCGGGATGCTGTGACGACGAGCGTGCCGTCGCTGTCGTACTCGGACTCGAGCACCTCGACGCCGACGCTGAGGCCGTCTCGGAGCTGCTCGGATGCCTCGACGAGCGCGTCGTTGCCGGCGGCTGTGCCGATGATGCGGAAGCTCGCCTCGAGGCCGTCCTCGAGCTCGGTGATGCGGGTCGCTCGGCCGAGGGGTGTTGAGCGGTCGTGCTCGCGGAGGAGCTTGACGTCGTCCTCGAGCTCGATGCTGTCTTTCGCGAATCGGGTCGGCCCTTGTGAGGTGTTGCCGACTTCGCCCCACGTCACGATGCGGCCGGCGATGACGCGCCGCTCGCTGTCGGCGGCGGTGAGGTGCTGAGTGAACTTGATTCTCATACGGGGTTTCCTCCGCTGTTGTTGAGGTTCTCGAATCGGCGCGCCTCGTCAACGGTGAGGACGCCGAGCGGAACGAGCTGCTGATACAGGCTCGCTCGCATCGACGGATCGACGCGGAGCCACTCGCTGAAATCGAACTCGACGCGGTTGCCCTCGCCGGTGACGTCGTCCATCGACAGTCGCTCGGCGATCGCGGTCGCGAATGGGGTCATCGCGCTGTGCAGGTCGAGTCGGGCTTGAGTCTGATTCGAGTACGTCATCGACGCCTCGCTCGGCCCTTGACTGAGGTAAATACTCGGGACGCCGGTGAGCCGAGCAATCTCGAGGACGTTGCTTGAGCGGGACTCACTCAACGCGATCGCGTTAGCGTCGAACCCGAACGACTCGAGCTCGAGGTCGCGACCGAGGTACGTCGTCGAGCGGGTACGGCGGGAGCCCTCAAGAGCGTCGAGGAGCTCCTGTACCTGCTCGGGGGTCTTACGCGGCCCGGTGTTGCGGAGGAGCGTCGTCGGCGCGGGGTTCGATGCGTACAGCCGCACGGCCTCCTCGAGCATCCGGCCCGTCGTCAGGGCTCGCGCCCCGTGCCGGAGCCATTCGCCGGCCGAGCACTCGAACGCGATCACGGCCTGAGCGGGTACGGTTTCCTCGCGGTAGGTGTCAGCTCCCGGCCGGTGAACTTTCACCCGGTAGGAGTCCTCGTCGACGTCGATCACGTCGGTC